TTGTAGAGAAGATGTACCTAAGTCAAGTGTATTATCTGTTTTAGGTTTTACTTCTGTACCACTAACAACAAGATCTTGTGCTGGGCCAGCTACAGTTATAGGGCCACCCTCTGCGGCTGTACCATCGTGTGTATGACCACTAGTTCCCATAGCAGATTCGATAGCGTTAAACTCTCCATCAAAATCTGAAGCGTTAATAACGTTACCATCAGCAATGTTATTACTTGTATCGTTTCTTGTGTATCCTGTACCCATAGTATTTACCTTCTTGTGTTAGTTCCGTATTCAATCGTTATAGCATCTAATGAAAAGGGTGGATCTGTGCTATCTGATTGAAACTGAAAGGATGCCGTAAAACCAGATCCGACTAATTGTGTGGAAAATAGCTTTAATAGTTTTCCACTATATACTGCTGTTGAACCGTATGTTGCTGAACCGAAAAATGCAACAGTGCCAGTTGCGTTGTTAAAATCTATTTGTGTTGGTTGTATAACATCCTTTTGGTCGAAATCTAACTTCAAACTCATCTCGAATGATACACTACCTTGGGGGTCCGTGTAAAGAAAAGCTTTATAAAAAGTTTTTCTAGTTCTTGGATCACTAATAGGAACAAAAGGCGTAGCAAACGTAGTCTTTATATTTGAACCGTCAAAGCTATTACCTTCTTCCATCTGATATAGATAGCCGTCATCATTAGCGAATACAATTGTTTCAACGTTATTGTAAAACCTACTGTCTGCTACATAAGAACGTATACCTCTTGTTTCAGCCCAAGATATATTATCACCACCTTGTGCAGAGAACTGCGTAGCTAATACACCTTGTGCGTTCTCTTCTGTTATGTTTGTACTATATCCTAATAATCTATATTGAGATTTACCTCTAATGACTACGCTAGAAAAAGATGTACTGCTAGTGATTAAATCAGTAACTTGATTCTGTATATTTTTTGATACAACACCTAGCCCGTAATCCCCTATCCTATCTGTGCCACCTAAAAGGCGTAGACCATCTGGCCCTAAAAACATAATATCGCCACCTACCTCTTGTATAGTATCTGTGTCTATACAACCTATGTCTCTAGTAACAGGTTTTAATTGAAAATCTGCGGAGGTATTACCCACTAATTGAAAAATAGATGTTTCTGTAAATATAACGAGTTGTTCTCTAAAAGTTATTAGTCCTGTAATTTCTGCACCTATAGATAAAGAACCAGCACCTGACGCTGCAGTAAAGTCTGTATCTGTAAATGGAGCAGTAAACGTTAAAGTACTCCCTTTAGCAAAAAACAATTGATTCTTAAAAGTCTCAACAAATTTAGAAGCTAATACATCAGACGGTGCGCTGTGTAGTATGGTAAATGTGCTGTTATCCCATAAAGCAGGGTAATTAGCACCATCAACAATAACTATTTTTTCCGTACCTGTATAATTGTACCTACAGAATCTAGTTTTCGTTGCACCTTCTCTACTCGTAGATATAAATGTAACTGCTGCGTTATCTGCTGGACTACTAGCTAAATTAGGGCTTATAGCTAATGTAGATTCCCCTGAACTTACTGTAGCGTTTGCTGTAACAGTGTAAACTTTATCTATACCTGCTACCGTAAAAACGTCACCTAGCTTAGGAGCAGCCGTCAATCCATCTACTGCTAGTGTTGCACCCGTTTGACTTCCAGCATTAACTAGTACCGTTCCGTAACTAGGCTTATTTATCTTAGTGTAGCCACTACCTGCTGTAGTAAATATATCATTATTTCTAGCTACAATAACTCTATCAATAAAAACGCCTACACCTAATGTTAGGTAACTTGTAGTTGTTGTAGCAAACGTAACTGCTGCTGCATTTGCAGGACTACTATCCATTGCCCCTGTAAGAGTTAAGGTTGCAGTATTCGTAGCTTCAACATAAGATACTCCACCTGAAGCTATTGTATATGTACCTGAAACACCTGCTATTGTTAATGTATCTCCTGCTACAGGTGTAATATGTATAGAAGATATTATTAATGTTGTACCTGACTGACTAGCACCGTTAACTACTGGCTCTCCATAAGGAGGTACTATAGCGGAGTCATATTTATCAAAGCCAAGTATTCTTCTGTAACCACCCTCAACAGATGGTTCAAAATTACGTAGAGTTCTAGCTGACCCAGGGGAGTTAATACCCTGTTGTAATGGACTCATATTAGTAATTAAGCCCTCTTTAAACTCTATAGGGTATGTTTGCCATTTAGTCGGCATTTTTATCTATCTCCAAAGGCGTGTAAAGAACTAGGGTGTCTAGGTCTAACTGTTGACCTTAAATAATCATACCTATTTATATACAAACTCCTCATATTTTTAATGCCATCTTCAAATTGACTCATTAACATAGACGCTTCTTGTGTTTCACTTCTAAACATATATGCATAATGCATTGCACCATCTGTAATAACGTGCCTAAACTGTTCAGGTAAAGCTGGAACATCTGTTGCATTAATTAAGTCAACAGGTAATCTATAATACTCGTAACAAACAGTATAAGCTTTATCTGGAGCTGGAACTAATCCAAACTCAGAACTAGGAGATCTAAATACGTGAGTAGGAATAGCTCTTTGTGTCGTTGAAGAATCATACTCCATATCTATGTGTGTATCTAAATACTCACCGTATGATAGTATCTTTAATCTTTTAGTAGCATTACCTAATGTAGCATCTCTTTTAAGCCTAAAGCTATTTAAATCTAATGTTTTACAATCTGCAGGAAAAGCATATCTTACTGTACCAGCTACTACAGTCTCTTCTTGATCAACATGATTAAAAGGCCATTGAAACTCGTGTTGGTTTATATATCTTATAGCAGAGTTAACAGCGTCTTTTATTGCACTATAAGAACCAATTGCAGCACTAAAATTAGAAGAGGTAAGCTCTACTTCATTAATCCTACGATTGACATCATTAACTAGTCCTAGATAATTATATGCCATTTATCGTTCCTTTACTCGTAGCTTTATACTACGTTCTGCTTGGCTTCCTGTACTATCTGTTATTCTACAGGAAAACGTATACTCTTCATTTGCTGTACCACCACCTATATTAATAGTGGCTACCGTAGAAGTATTAGATTGTGATACGTTTTGTATAGTATCTGAAGTAGCTGAACTAGATGCAGTAGCGAATGTTTGACCTGCAGCTATAGCAGTTTTAGTATTATAGCTATTGCTTTTAACGAACCACTCTACACTGCTTATTGTAGCTGTATCTAAAAAGCGTGACCAATCTACGCTATAATCTAATTGCTCGTCTGGGTCTTTATTAGGCCAAGTAAAACTCATTTATTAATCCTCAGTTGCGTATGCTGTACGTTCAGCAGAAGTACTTCTTCGTTCTATGTAAACTTTTCTACTTTGTTTAGGTATGTGTACTCTTCTATCCCCTGAAGTAGACCCACGCATTACGTGTACCATTCTTATTTCTTGTGCTACTAAATATGTTCTTTCTGCTGATGTAGACATTAAGCTGCTCTATCTATTAGTATAGTCCGTCTTCTACTGTATAGCTCTTTAACTGCATCAAAATCAAATACGACTGCTGTTGTCGTTATCGTTCCTAATGAGGCTGTAGAAGGTACAGCAGATGCATATTCTATTACATGTACAGTTACTGTATTTACGTGTCCTGTAGCTGATACACTTAATAGTGCTTCATCTACATTTTCTTCTACTATACTTACATGCCCTGTAGCACTTATTCCTGTAAGTGTAATGTTAGACGTAGCATGAGGTATTATTGTGCCAAGTGTATTTGTAGCTGATACACTTGCTAATGCTTCACTAACGTGTACAGTTACTGTGTTTATAGAACCTGTAGCTGCTACACTTAATAATGCTTCATCAACTTTTTCTTCTACAGTATTTACGTGTCCTGTAGCTGAGACACTGCTTAAAGAATGTGTGTTACTAAACTCTAAGCTTGCATTAATTGCACCTGTTGCAGATACACTTGCTAATGCTTCTTTTATGTTTACAGTTACTGTGCTTATTGCACCTGTACCTGCTAGACTTGCAGTAACACGCTCAGTTATGTCTATTTCAAAACCACCAGCAGCTACTGCTTGAATTGCTCCAGTACCAGATACTCCAGCAATTGTTTTAGATATGTCTTCTGCACCATATTCTGCAATACCGAATCTACCAGTACCATACCTTGCAGATGTGGCGATAAAAGCCATACTTTATTCCTTATGCAATACGAATTACAGTAGTTAAATCACCTGCAGTAGCACTGACTGTACCACCAAAGTCAATTACTGCTATTGCTTTATTAGACTGCCCTGCATTATAAATAAGACAACCGTCAGCAGAAACAGTAACGTTAGAAAATACTTCATCAGCAAAGTCACACATTGCAGTAGTACCACTTACTGTTATAGAAGGACTATCTAAAACTTGACCACCTGCAGAATAGTTTGTACCAGAGGCTTCGTCACTTGTACTTGCTTGTAATTCTGAAAGATTTGTTGTGGCTGCACCATAATCTCTTCCTGGGCTTGCTTTAATTAGAGCAAGTTTAATTGAATCAGTATCAAGGTCATGTATACCGCCAAGTAGCTCTTGTTTAAATGTAGTACACATTGCTGTTGTAATACCCATCGTTTAAAATCCTTTTTTGTTTTATAAATAAGAGGGCAAGTTGCCCTGCCCCCTTAAAGATAAGCTATTTATGCAAGCAAATCTCGATCTACTTCTACTGGAGAAGAGTCGCCTTGATCGCTAACATCAACCATCCAAGCATAAACACGAATCTTACCTGCTGAGAATGTAGCACCGTCACCTGCAAAAGTCAGGTCTAGTGTATCTGCAGAAGCAAGAGTAACGTCTGCTGCTGGAGTAGCTGAAGGAGCATAAGCACCATCAGAAGCACCATCAATATCGAATGCAGCAACAAATTCGTCAGCATCTGCTGCACCAAGTGTTGCGGTAGCATTCGTACCTGTGTTCATAGTTGCAGAAGTTACAACTTGAAAACCAGCATGAATTACTCGTGTGTTGGCAGGGATAGTTAGGCATTGAACTACGTCACCAGATGAACAGTCAATAGCCTGTGCAGTTAGGTCAATAGTTTTTTGTACCATATACGGTGAGCGTCCACGTTGTGAACTACCGTGTGCAGGTAACAATAATGAAGTAATAGTAGCCATTTATTGAACCTCCCTTACGCTGCGTTGTATTGTGCAACAGTGATAGCTTCTGGACGAAGTATCTTTCTGCCGTACAAATGCATCCCACGAACAATATCAGCAAAGCTATCAGGGTCTCTGTAGGTTTCTGTTTTATTGATCTGTTCTGCGGTTGCTATAGCTGAGTCGTGTCCAGCTACGATTACACCATAGTTAGCGATTTGGTTTGCAGTACCTGTAGTACCTGGACCTGTGCCAACTGATGGTAGGTTACTTGAAACATACACACGGAAGCCGCCTAAATTGTTGACTGCTAATCCATTTCGTATACTACCCGATGCACCGAAATCAGCGCTGTATCAACTTGCTGTTGATCAAGCAAACGAGCCATACGAGCTACTACCATAAGAGGTGAAGCAGTCGCTGTTGGTAGTGCAGTTGCACCAGGTAATCGAGCAGCAATCGGAATAGAGTGCGCTCCTGCGGAACTTGTGGTAATGTTACCAAAGTCACCTTTTTGCAGTTTCATGCTGTCAAGCAATTCGTCTGTACCTGCAGTAGAAACAGCAACAGTACCATTTGTAGTAGTGTTTACTGTGTCAGCAGCAGAGTGCAAAGCTGATTGCTTAAAGCCAGATAGGTAACCAAGAACTTCTTGGTCATACTGATCGGCTAAACGGTATGCGGCACGATCTGTTGCAAGCTGCATGAAGTTAACGTGTGAATGAGCTTCTTCAATGTCGTCCATTTTAAATGCAAAGTAATTTGCTTTATCGACTACAAGTGAGAAGTCTTCATCGTCAAGATCTTGTGCTGTAACAGTTGTGCCACGGGCGTATGAACTAACAGAAATTTCAGGTTCTTTGATTATCTTCACAGTATCGCCCTGTGCAGAAATCTCTCCGAAATAATCTGAGTTAGTTATATCGCCCACAACAGTACTCTTGCGAAACGCAAGCTGTACTTTTTTTGAATAGATTACAGGACTAAAATTACCATTAGGTAAGTTCCCATAACCTGCTGCGGTTGTGAAAGCCATAATTAAATCCTCCATTAAGATGTTTGGCTTGAGTTAAAAGCGTAACACTTAGCGAAGAGGCTGACGTTTTCTAAGGTGCATTAATAGTAACTATGCCTAGTCAAAATTAATGGGCTTATACTTATCAGGTAGTCTTAGTAAGTAGTATAGGCTTGGGGTTTATAAATAGCCGAACTATAAGAGTAGCTGCATATCTGCAGGGTCTATTAGTTATATAGACTATCTATCTTGTATAGTTATATACAATATATTAATATTGTCAACAACTAAATTAATTT